ACAGTAGCAGTAACACCACCAACAATACCCGCTCCTAAAAGAATTTCAGGAGCATATTTTTTTAAAATAAGACCACTGCGTCCAATGACGTTTGTCATAATGCTTTTAAAATTACTAACGTTCATTTAATTTCTCCTTTCGAGTTCCATATTTTTACCTCTAATCCAAAACAGTTGTTTTTGGAAGAGCTAAGGTATATCCTAGTCGAACACGTTCAACATAGGCTTGAGATAGATTTTCCCACCCATATTTATTATCAGACCATTCTCCTGGCAGACCAATAAGATCATAGAAATCTGCCACGGTTACCACTCCGTAATTATCAATTAGATCTACCATATTTGATAAAACTTCTTCAGCATCGGCTCTTGTGTCAAGAATAACATCATCGAAACGCTGTCGAAATTTATTTCGAGAATCTCGTTGGCCACGATCTCTTTCTCTATTGCTAAAAGAATTATAACTTACATGTGTTCTTGATGGGTCTCGATCGCGCCCTCCACGACGAAAAGTATTTCTATTTTTATTTGATTCGCCATAAAGAAGCATTTCAATTCCTGTAGTTATCATTTGAGAAATTGTATCTTTAAATGCAGGAATTAAAACATCATAGACAATATAAGCCCCAATACTTCGAGTATCTTCGCTATAAATCATTTGAGCGAAACTATCAGAAAGAGACTTTTTCTTTTTTATAACACCACCTTTAGTAACCTTAGTGACATTTTTTTCTGGTATTAAAGCCTCTTTCCTACTCTTAAACGAATTGCTAGGATATTCTGCTTTTACAATTCGCGTTTCTATTTCTTTCTTTTCTTCCTCTTCGGAATCAATAATTTCAGACATCTTATTTCCTTTCAAGATTTTTAATCAAAAAAAATCAAATACTATGTTATAGTACTTGATTTGATTTCCGTCAACTTTTTAAATTTTTAATGTTTTCAAACCCCGCTTCGAAAGCACTGACCATCTCGACCATGTAGTCGCCGCATTTGCTCATAATCAATGATGTCAACACGAACGACCCGATACCAACAGCCGTCTTTTGAACGGGAGTCATTTCATCGGGTAAATTCTTGTCGATCACCCTTGATACAACAGCACCAACGGAAACTTCACTTACAAGTCTTACAATACCTTTTAACAGTTTCGTATTCATTTAAATTCTCCTTTTGAATGATTTATATTCTATTATAGGAGATGTAAATTCTGCGAGCGATTATTATAAAGAGAGGACCTGGATTTAGACTTTAGGGCTATAATAAAATAAAATGAAGCATAAAGTCTGTGGACGATCCAACAAAACGTATCTCAGGCGACCTTTTTATCCTTAACGCCAGTTTCGCAGCTGATTATGCGTACCGGATGCTGTTTACGATCCTGCGCGACTCCACTCTTTTATTTAACCTAAACGTTCAATCTTATCTGCTATCTCACGAATATTCTTAAGTGCTTGTTCAATGCCCATTTCTGTTTCACCCCAACTCGCAATCTTTCTTTCTCTTTTCTCTCGTTCTTCTGAAAGTTGTTTGAATCTTTCCTGTTGTTCTTCTAAAGATTGGTTTAACCATCCTAGAATAAGGTCCCGTACTTCATTATTTTTATCAAGTATTAATTTGATAAATTGGGGTTCTGTTATTTTGGTAGATGGGAGGTCGTTCATTTTAATTTCCTTTGTAAAATAACCAGACATTCAGTCCACAAATCATGGTTAAGAAAAAGACTACAAGATAAACAAGATGACGAAAATTTCGAAAATATTCTTCATAATTTTTATCAGTTTTCCATAATTCATGACAATATTTCCGAAATTCCCTAGGCGTTTCAGGATCAGTTTTTTTCATTTTAATCTCCTTTCAAGATTAATGGAACATATATATGAATAGTACACATAGTATAATCATTAAGACAATTTTCTGCAGGTGCATTAGTTGGCAGAATTAAAGTTTGACCGGTTGCTGGAACAGAATCAATCACAAACATTAAAAACATTACAAGTAAAGCAAACAATATAATTAATATCATAAACATACATGTATGTTGAGTTTTCATTATTATCTCCTTTCAAGATAAAATCGATTTTTATTTTAATTTTTCTTCAATCCAAAGTCCAAAACCGCACCACTTACATTTCCAATCACCACCCACTATATGTTTAAATGATCGTTCTTTTTCACAATTAGGACAATAAAATTTTCTAAACATTTTATTGTTCGGGATAAGGGTAGGGATAAGGGTAGGGATAAAGAAGAGGCTCAGGATATTCGGGGCTAGGAGGCGGAGGCGTCCAGGTGGGTACGCTCTCGGGATAAACCGAATGCCACCCCGGCTCTATAACCGTCTCTTCGATATAGATCAACTCCGGAATTGAAGTCAACCTTGGAGTTATCTCATCATCAGGTCCAGGCATCGCCACTGCATCACCAGAACAAGCGAAAACAAGAATGATAATGAGAATAAAAATCAAAAACGTTGCCAAAATAGAGTTATGATCGAAAACAAATTGGATTTTCATTTTATTATCTCCTTTCTAAAATTTTATACGTATGAGTTTTCTAAACATTCTGTCTGTCTCCTTTTAAAAGAAAGAGATATAGGGCTCAGGTCGCTCAATTTCCAATGAGGTTCCCTTACATGTCTGACTTCTTTGGCATCAAATCCAAATAGGGAGGTAATCAGATTTTCCTTGGGTTAAGATAGACATTATCCAAGTGCATCTATCTATATACGTCTGCTAGCGAGTTGCCCTCAATGACCCTATATCTCTCTAAAAAAGAATAGGTACTATGTTTCCATAATACCTACTCTAAATTCCAAAAGATCTACTCTTCCACAGATAGTTCTTCCATAGCAAGTTCCATCCCATCATCAAGTAGACCACTTTGCTTGATGACCACCACGGCTACAACAGCGCCAACGACAGCCAATAGCACAACTGATCCTACCTTAACGATTTGAACTTTGTTTGCCTTTAGGACATTCATAAACTTTTCCATTTCATTTCTCCTTTCTAAGAATTTAATTTCATTATAACGTATGCAATTTCTGCGAACTATATTTTTTTCGGTTGGAGTCTATATTCCATTACTATACATGGAATTCCATTTGAAGCTATTTTTGCACTAAAATGTATATCAAGTAAACCATCAGTATCCCAACCCAAATTTTTTCCTAATTCAGTATCTTGAAGACCAATATAATGATATAATTCATTTAAAGGTTTATACATTTCAGTTAAAAGTTCAGAATTAAAATCATTCTGTGCTTTTCTAATATTTTCCATATCGTTTTTAAAATATCGACCAGATAAGGAATCATAAAAAAGAGTTTCACCTTTTCCCGTCACAATAACTTCTTTATTTTCCAATGGATCTCTAAGTAGTTTATCTTGAGCGATTGAATCTCGCATTTTTATTTCTTTATTATGACCGACAGTTTCAATAACTTTTTCTTGATATTCCCTTAATGTCGCTTCGGTTAATGTATAAATACTTGCCAATGCAGCATTTCTTTTTAAATTTATTGAATTAGCACCGATTATGCAGCCAATTGTTACTGTACCAAGCAACATACTAGGAATATAGCACTTCCAAGTTAATTTAACAATCTCTAAAGATTTAAGATAATCACCAACTTCGTTTTCTTCCTTCTCAATAAGATATAATGCTTTTGGTGTGGCTTTTACAGCCAAAATAACAGTGGTAATTAACCCCGTCACACCAAAAAACGTTAAAAGAGAAGGGGATTCTCTTGCTAATATATTTCCAATTTTTTTCATTCCAACATTCATAATTTGATCCTTCCAAGATATGGAAGGAGAGACTTCCTGTGAAATCTCTCCTTTTATTCACTTTTTATTCTTCTCTAAAATATGTTTCTTAATTCTCTTTTTATCTATTATTTTTAACGCATAAAAAGCTCCTTATTTTTTAAATAAAAAATAAATAGTAGTTAATATAATTAATTACCCCACTTACTCTTCTATTATACCATATGTAATTTCTGCGAGGAAAACTTTTATAAATTTTTCCTCTGGGGCTTTTTTTCGAAAATTAAAAAAGAGAAGGTGTGTAAAATACATCTCCTCTTTTCAAAATAACCCTTCCGAACTAAAATCGGCGTATTAATGATAACGCCTTAGTCGTAATCACATTCAGATTTTCATGTTTCAATATCATAATTATTCCTACGATATTGGTTAATGCAATTAAAACTGCTTCGGGTTCTATCCAACTAGAAGTTTTAAAACTTCGAGCTTGACATACCCCTTGCAAATTCTTTACTGCTACACCATATTCCTCAGAACAAATACTCATTTCTTTCATGGAATTTAGAATGTGATCAACCTCAGTATTCACACTTAATTTAGCCATTTTAATCTCCTTTCAAGATTATATTCATTATAACATGAGTTTTTTCTGCGAAGGAGAGTATTAATGACTAAATTGCAAAATCTTCTTTACTTTTTTTTAACGATTTATTATATTGAGCGGTTCCGAGACCAAGTAATACTCCCAGAAAAGTATCCACAGCTAAAATTGTGCCCATAATTTCTTTTCCATAAGGAAACCCCCAAATTTGAGCGAGAGTAAAATATAGAGTTCCTAATGCTGGTAATGCATACTGCGCGAGAAATTTTAAAACATCATAAAGTTTGTTCGAGAGTTTCATTTTTAAGTCTCCTTTTACTTTTGTCAATGAAATAGTCTGTTTTACAAATTCGAAGTCTTTTAACTTCTTCTATTAATTTTTCTATAGAACCGTTTCCGTTTAATTCTTTATATGGTTGATACAAATAATTACAAAGATTTTCGTATTCGTCGTGTGTAATTTCACCTCTTTCAATATATTTTAAACATAAATAAACAATTCTATCATGTGCAAGACCCATAAGAAGTTTTCTATATAAATCTTTTGAATCCAGACGTTTATTAACATAATACCAAAATCCTGAAGAAGCAAGAACTGCCGTTATAATCCCAATAAATAATTCTAAATGATCAATATCCATTTTATTACTCTGGTCCAACTGCTGACCACGCAACATTAACCTGCAAAGATCCACTAGTTCCTGGACGATTTACTCTAACAGATACCTGAGTTGTACTTATGGCTGTTACAACAATATTGCAATCTGCACCACCAGGTTCAATTGCTTGACAAAAGACTAACGGGTTATAAGCAAATGCTACAGGAAAAGTAATAGTTATATTACTATACGAATTTCCATTAGATATTATTGCTGCTTTAACTCCAACTTCCATTTTGACGTTTGTTAATGTATAATCGGAAGCACCACCTTCTGCATCATCCCAATGATTTGCTGAGGAACCTTGCCGTTTACCAAGTGTGGGAACTCGGTATTCAATCTTAGAATCATCAACAGAATTACTAGCAAGTTTTGCTTTTGTGACTGCTGAAGCAGCAATACCATCCGTTACAACTGGAGTATTAACTACTTCTGAATGATCATGATCATTGATCTGATTTTGGAGATCACCAAATTGTTCTGAACTTAATTCATTCACAACGAAATCAAACCATACATGCCATTCCGCGTCCCATTGAATTAATAGTTCTTCAACAGAAACAACAGTGAGTGGACCAGCGACAAAAGGACAATCATCTGTACCTACTTTATTTGTAATGTTATTTTGTACAATTTCTGTAACGGTAGCACCAACAAGAATGTGGGCAAGAGGATATTGATGAATAGTACTAGTATTTGTCAAAGTTGGTGGTACCGGTTCTGATGCTGGAGTGCCTTTAACAATTTTTAAAGAATTAGCTCTAGTATCAGTTTCGGCATTTATTTCCAATGCAACAATATCTATTCTAAGAAGTGTTGCGTGTGCAGCATCTACAGTTAAAGCTGCTTCAGCATCATTAAGTGTCCAGGTATGATTAAACCAAGCTCGACCTGTCCCAACATGAACCACCATTCCACCATATTCCGCAACGATTAAACTATCACCAATTGTCGAAAAAACACCATCTTCAATCACTCCGTCAAAAATACTAGAAACTTGGACAGCATCGTAGAGTCTGTCAGAATCAACGGAATTATAAAATCCATACGTTAATGCCATATTTTATCTCCTTTTAATTTGTAATCATTGTAAATTTAGGATATATTTTAATACCAGATGGATCTTGAGAACGAATTAACTCAACTAATCGAGCCTTTCCTTCTTTTCCATATTCATTAGCAATTTGCAATATATCGCCCATAAAGAAATCTTCACCATAAATATATGTACGAGTAATATCAGCTTGTCCATTAAATTCTTCTAGAATAGTATTTTGAGCAAGCTCTTCCATTCCTCGTTGAGCTAATAAAGCATCATATTCTTCATTGCTAAGAGATTCTCCATCAGTTGTTCTTGTTATATCACTAGCATCGGTGAATATTTCTCGTCTATTTAAATCTGAACCACCATCTGGAGAAAGAGTTACAACAACCCCTCTACGAACATTCCCTATACCACCTTCTCCAGCAACTAATGCTACAGTTTTAAAAAGATCGGTTAATGAATCATAATCACTATTTATTAGATTATCGAAATTAGGAGAAAAGACCACATATGGATTAATCTCTTGATCATAAGATCTATCGATACCATTATATAAACTAAATTGAAGTTTTCCTAAACCTGTTAAAATAATTTTAAATCCAACATTTCTTTCTATACAAAGATCTAATATGACTTTATAGAGACTTGTTCCTGTAAATTGACTACTTATTGTCAAATCAGTAACAGAAGGATCTGTAGAAACTTCGAATTCAAGAAGAGTTATTTGTCTATCCTCATCTGTTGGATCTATTGCATTTTCTGTAAGTAATTGTAAAATACCATCTTGAAAATCACCAACCAAACTAGTTAATGACCAAATAATACGTCTATCAAGAATAGATTCGAGAGACCGTCCTTTAACAATTATACTATTTCCTTCTTCGATACTAGATCTAATATGTATATTTTCAATAACCATAAGATGTTCTGATTCTGGAAGTGCCAAATACGATCCTTGATTTAATAGTGTTATAAAAGTTAAATCTGGGGATTTAGAAAATTCAAAATCTCCAAAATCATAATATCTATCCGTCCAAATAAGGGAAGTGAAAGTATCTATTATTCCAATAATTTCAAAAGAAGAATTTAAAATAGTTAGTTCCATATTTTAAACCCCCTCATAAGCAATTTTATTAGTTATTTCAAATTGAATAAATTCACCACCAGTATCTGCACTAAAAGAAAAAAGATTATCGCCTTTATCTATTTCAAACCAAGTAGGACTTGTACCCAAAGCATTGATGATATTTGTGGTATTGCCGTCTCTAATTAGAATAGCATATTTATTTCCTTTAACAGTAGATATAACAATTTCATCTCCAGCACTTATAGGATCTCCAGTTAAAGTTTCAAGTTTAACCGTATCAATGAACATTGTCTCAAAAGTCTCGGCATCCATTATTTCTATATTTGTTGCTTCTCCGGTAAAATGAAGAGACATAATTATCCCGACCGGAGCATCCCCAAGATAATAAATCGTTTTGATATCTGTAAAATTAATTGAACCAAATTCTATTAATTTTTCTGAAGCTGACTCATTAGAAAAAGGCAATTCAAATACTGATTCACTAGATCCAAATGTTGTAATTTGTACATCAGGAGCATACAAATATGGATCGGGACAAATAATAGAAATAATCGAACCTTCATTTGAACTAAAAATATTTATTTCATTAGATTCAACATATCCATATGTTTCACAAACACGATTATCCGTCTCAATAACAATCTTAATTTGCCTTTTTATAGGAAAATATTTATATGATTTTTGACGTAGATCTTCTATTGACGTTATTCCATATTTTTTAAATATAAAAGAAAACAAAATATTTCTTGTATTAACTCTAGAAGAATTATATAGTGATCCGTCACTTCCAGATATTTCCTCTACATTAATATTTGCTTTTCCTGGATTAAGTCCATCGATACTTTGGATGAGGAACCCCGATTGCTCGGGGAACCTCAAATCCATAGTAATAGTCTCTTCCAGATAGTTAGTTATTTCTACAGAATTAATCATGCTTTAAACCCATCCTTTAGAGATTATTATCCGCTTGTTTTAACCAAGCCTTTCAACATTAACATTTGATTTCTTGTCTGCCTATAAATTTCTAATCTTGATAAGGCAGTTGGAGAGTTGTTAATTTGAGTAAGAGATATAGAAGAACCTTGTCGATCAGTAATCCTATTCGTCGGATCCTCACTAATAGTATTTTGTGATGCTAACCCATTTGATATACTAGAAATATTATTTGCTACTCCAGATACCATTAAAGTTTTATTATTAAGAAGGCCGGCTATTTGTTTTCCTCCAGAAATAACCTCTGTTAAATCAACAACTGGACGAATTGTTGGGGCAAATTCCATATTTTCCCCTAATGAATCTTTAATGCTTTTAACGGCACCGGTTATTCCAGAAACAGCTTTACTACCCATATTAATAGCGGCTTTCTCAACCATAGTTACCATATTAATTATACCATTAGCAAATCCTTCCCCAGTTAATTCGCCAAATATAGTAAAAACTCTTGATGGTGAGAAAATGCCAAGTAGTGTTTTAAGTGCATCAATTGCTCCACCAGCTAACTTACCAATGGCTTTTGCAACACTACCTACTCCGCTAGAAAGACCATTGGCAAGACCTTCAACAATTGCTGTAGCAAGTCGTCCAATCGCTGCTTGTAATTCTGGCACATTCTCATCAATTCCATCAGCAAGACCATTAATAAAGGAAATGATCAAATTAAAACCGGAATCAATAATATCTGGCAATTTATCAGCTACTGCATCGATAAAATTAGTAACTATCTCTATTGCTACCGTTACTATCTCTGCTATATTGTCTCGAATACCTTTTAAGAGTCCCATAATAATATCAATACCAGATTGAACAAATTCGGGTACTTTTTCTGCTAATGATGATAATAGTTCACCAATCAAATATAGTAAAGCATCTATAAAATCTGGAACAGTAGTTCTCATTAGAAGAATTAACCTTTTTAATACAGTGTCTAATAGTTCTATAATTACCGGAATATTATTCGTAATAAGAGTAAGTACCATGGTTATTAATGCTTGCAAAGCCAGTTGAATTGTTGGCATTCCTGCAGTGATCATTGTAGCAAATAAGAGTAGTCCTCCAACAATCGCCGCAATAACTAATGGAATTACTCCGAGTAATATCGCTATCATTGCGACTATTGCCGTTGCTCCAGCAGCCCCAGTTACAGCCAAACTAGCTATTCCTATAGATAAAGCAACTACTCCAGCACCAAAAATGCCAATAGCTATACCTATTAATAACATTGCTGCTCCAAGAGCTAATAAGACAGGAACAACCGGCGCTAAAGCATAACCCGCAATACCAAGAATAAGAAATATAGCAGCTAATGCCCCAAGAGCGATTGCTATTTCAGAAACTTTCATACCACCAAGCACTTTAAGAACACCAGTTAAAAGAATAAGCGCTCCAACAATTATAACTAATGCTAAAGCACCAGGTATTGCTCCTTGCAAAGATGTCATAGCAAGAACTAATATTAACATTGCTCCAGCTAGTACTGTAAGACTTTTGGTAATCTCCTCTGAACCCATTTTGCCCATTTCGCCTAATGCCTTGGCTAAAATGACTAATGCGGCGGCTACTATCACAAGACCAACAGCTTTCATTAAAGTATCTTTAGGAAGTAAATTCATAGCCGCGCCAATTATAACCAAAGAAGCAGCTAGTGCTGTTAATCCTTGAGAAATAATTTCGGGTTTCATAGTACCCAATTTGGTTATTATACCAACGAGTAATATTAATGCACCACTAAGAATAATTAAGCCAATTGCTGAGGTGATTAACGATTTACCACTATCAGATAACCTAGAAAATAAAGCAATTTCTGCAAGAATCGCGCCAATGGCGATCAATCCTTGTTGAAGAACTTCGGGTTTTAAATTACCAAGTTTTCCAATAGCCGTAGACATTAACATAATAGAAACAGCAATTCCAAGCATTGCTATACCAATTCCAGCATTTAATTTAACGCCACTCATGCTTTTCACAAATAGGACCATTACCGCAATGAGAGCCGATAAAGCAGTAATACCAGACATTAGTTGTTTGGGGTCTTCACTAGCCAATATCTTAAGAGTTATAGCTAAAATAAGCATAGCAGCAGCAACAGCAATCATTGCGCTAACTGCTCCAACCATCGAGGCGGCGCCCTTAGGTCCACCAGAAACTTTCTGATATACTGCCATAGCAGTAAATAAATCAGTAAATAAGGTTGTTATTGCTATTAAAGCAACGGTTAATCTCTTCGAATCTATTAAGGATATTAAACCAAGGGATAACGCCAAAATCCCTATTGATATAGCAATTTTTTGTAAAATTCCTGCTCGTAAATTTTCTTGCATGGCTTTAAGACTTCCGGTTACACCATCTAATATTTCTGTAAATGAACTGGTAGCACCTTTAACACTGTCGGCTATACCTTTAACAGTCCCAAACAACCCCTTGAGACCATCAAATACTGTACCACCCTTTCTAATAAAATTAATAATGGTTAAAAGTAACCCACCAGTAAGAATTCCATTTACTGCATCGGCAGATTTATCAAAAGAAAATTTACTAAAGTCTATTTTACTAAAAGCTTCTTTTACAAGTTCAAAGAATTTAACAATAGTCTCGCCTATAGTAGAAGCAGAACCAAGAGATTTTTTAAATCTTTCTTTTAATTCTTTAGATAAAAAAGCTATAATCGGATCGAAAATCGCCCCAATCGATTTTGCTAATTCTTTTAGCGGACCAAATCTTACTTTTATTCTTTCGCCTAATCCGCCTAAAATTCTTCCAATTTCGGCAATAAATTCACCTAAACCTTTTAGAAAATTAGTAAATTTTCCTGTTATTTTTTTTATAAATTCGGTAATAGCCTCGACATCAATTCCTTTAAAAGATTTGAATGTTGTAATTAAATTAGCGACAAACTTTGTTACCACACCAGATATGGTTTTAAATACCCCAACAGACTCTAGTGCCATTTTAGTGGAATCGAACATACCTCTAAGTTTTTCACTAATAGTTTTTATACTAAGAATTAATGCGCCAATAACAAGACCAATTTTTTCAATTCCTTTTCTAAATGAATCGTTTGCTTTTATTGTACTTCTAAGTTTTGTTAAATAATCCCCAACTCTAACAAGAAAATTTAAAGCGCTATTAGCCGCAGGCGCAGCCATCGGTTTTACAAGCTTCAGAAAACTATCTAGTAAACTTTCTATAGCCATTTTAATAATGTCAAAAATAGAAAATAAACCTCTGAAAATTCTTTTAACTTTGTCTGCTGTTTCTGCGCCTATATTTAACTTTTTAGCAAATTCCCCAAGTGTCACAGTTAAAAGCACTAATCTTATAGGAAATATAGGAGGAAATACTTCTTTTAAAGCATCTCCAATGGGTTTAACAATGGTTAATATACCAGAAAATGCCGAACGCAAAGCCTCTATAATAGCTAAACGTCCACCCAAGTGTTTCCATGCTTCAAGAAAAGTATTTCTTGCTTCTGACGATTGTCCAATTAATCCGCCAAGAGTATCACTCATCTCAGTAAAAAGTGCTTTTGCTTCGTCAAAATCTCCAAGAACTATTTGCCAACTTTTTGCCCACCCAGAACCAATAGCTTCTTGCAAAGTTTCTTTTAGTTGGGTGATGGTTTTTACTTTAGTGGCAGCATCATTTGCTACCTGACCAAGTTTTATAATCGCAGTAATTTGGTCTTCCGTATATCCCATTGTTTTCAGTTGTTCAGCATTCAAGTCGCCAGTAAATTTCGATAAAGTCTCAGTTAAAATCGAGGAAGTAATCCAACCTTTAGTTAATGAATCTCTAAAACTTCCCTCATCTTTAATTATCTTATCAACAGCAACTCCGTGCGCACGCGCGGTCTCTTTTAATGCGTCTTGGAAAATTTGACCACCCATACCAGCATTAACTACTGAATTCCAATCCATTAATTTTAATGAACCTGTAGATAGAGCTTGAGATAATTGATACATTGCTGTGCTGGCTTGCTGGGAATTTGATCCTGAAATGGCAGCTAAGTTTGCAATGCCTTTAATTGCGGCTACTGATGTGTCCAAATCAATTCCAGCAGCAGTAAAGGTACCAATATTTTTGGTCATTTGGCCAAAATTGTAAATCGTTTTATCGGCATAGGTATTTAATTGATCTAATGCCGCATTAACATCATTAAGGCTTGTTCCTTTCGTTGAAGTGTTAGCTAAAATTGTTTGAACAGCATTAATCTGGATCTCATATTCACTAAGACCTTGCATTGCGGCTTTGATTGGAGATACAAGATCCCATAATTTTTTTCCTAAACCAATAACTGAATTTGTAATATTTTGTATGGCTGTAAAACCCATAACACCGAGAGTAGAAAATTTACTAGATATATTCGCAACACCTTCACCAATTCCAGCAATCGGAAGGCCTCTTAACAAATTTGATAATCCCCCAAGACCTTTGCCATATGATTCATTAAATTCTAATCCCTTTTTCAAAGTATTAATAGAATCTAAAGAGGTTTTTACTCCACTCTCGAATTGCTGATTATTAAAACCCATTTCAACAACGCGTTTATCGATTGTATTGCTCATAATTTAGATACCTCCTCATATAAGTCTTGGACAATTTTTTCAAATATCGGTTTCATTGCAGGATTAATATAATCAATACCTTGAATATATCCACCATATTGTGTTCCGTGACCATATTGTATAAGTATTGCGACGGGTGCTCCATTTTCAAAATTGCTATTTGTCCAACTTATACTACATCCAAATTTATCAACTGAAGTAAAATAATTCCAAGAGGAAGCGGTTAATCCCGTGTCTTTTGGTGTAGCAGAAGAAAGAGCAGAAACACCTATTGGTCCGTATTTCTCTAAAATTCGCATAGCATTTAATCTTTGTGCGTGATTAAGAAATCTTTCTGTATTACTAAAATTTCCTTTATGTTTAAATGTAATAGTCATATATCACCCCGTAGTATTAAGTTGACTTCGTCTAATAGCATTAAGTTGGCTATTGCGTTCATATAATTCTTTTTTACCAATTTTCTTTTGGGGTTGATTTTTAATATTACATACATTAATAAGGGTTAATAATCTATTAAGATGCCATTTTTGACATTCAAATGGAATGTTAAAAGTAACCATCCAATAGTATATAATTTCGGCAGTAATGACCTCTCTACTAATTTTTTGTGTTTCGTTTTTAGAAAAAGTTGTTGCTGTCATAGGATCTTCAATATACTTACTCACTTCTTTAATAATTTCATCTGTGATATAATTGTAATTAATGTCTAAGACATTCTGCGTTATCGTCATGCATCGAATATAATCAATGGATTCCCAAAAAGTTTTTTCTTTATTAACTAAAAAGGGTTTCTTCCATTTTGACTCCCATTTCGCTAAGGAGACTAGAGAATGTTCTAGTTGCAGTGTTTGTTCTTTTGTAATGATGAATTCGTCTTTTAGATCATCATATAACTCTACAGATGGAATTGTGATCTGCAACATCTCTAATCTCCTTTAGGTCACCGTGGATCCCTTGGCTTTTTACTTCATTTGCGGTATAATACCATTAACAAATGCCGCTGCCGCATCAGAATTTGTAGCTAATTCCATAAACAAAATACTATAAGCCTCGGTCTCAGCAAACGCTTCCCTAAGTTCTGGACTCTTCATAAATCGTTTACCATCATCAGACTTTACCCCATAGGCTTTTAGAATGAGTTCTTTAAATAGTCCAATGATTCTTGAATTATCTTTTTCAGCAATGATCTTTTCAATATGCTTAGAAAAACCTCCACTAGAAGATAATTCCATCTCAGTAAGTTCTGCTTGGGTTAAATTAAAACGAAAAGTTTCAATTCTTTCATTACCATCATAATCAATATAGGTAACTATCTTTGCTAACACGAAAATCTCCTTTCAAAATTTTGAAAATTTAAGGGGCTTCAACGTTTGTCAAAGCCCCTCATCTAAAATTAAACTACTATTATTTCGATGGAGTCATCGTACTAATGACTTCGTCGGGTAAAGGAAGACGTCCATCAACAGCAGGAGTACCTGTTGCTCCATAGAGAAGTTCTTCGAGCGCAGCAAGACAATCCTCGTCGGCTTTCGTCGAATCAATAATAATCACAGATACCGGACTATATCCATCAGCCACGACAGGAGTCGTTTTAACTTCCCAACTAAAGGTAATAGCCTCAGGCGAATCGTTTACTGTCTGATATCCTTTTTCGGAAGGTGCGGCCACACAACCATAAACTAGATGTAGTTTATATCCAAGACTTTGGCCAGCAACATCATTCCCCAAAAGTGTACGATAGCACAGACCAAAGAGTGAACGACCTTGCTGTCCAAGAACCACACCAAGAGCAACAGGATCTGCTTTCGATCCATCGCATTCAGCAAATTCATCTGGATAAGTAAATGCTTCGATCGTCGCCCCAAATTCTTCTGCAGAGATCATATTCAAATATTTAATATTATCCGCAAATAGGGGGGTTGCTTCAGCACCAGAAGGACTTTCAGTAACACCAGTTAGACCATTCCATGCAACACCCAGAGGATAAGATCCGTCATCGGGGTCCATTACATACAAAACTCCGTGATCAACACCCGTTTCATAAATACGTTTTCCAGCATCATCCCACACAATTAATTGATCAGTCATATTTTATTTCCTTTTTTTTAAAAATAGATATTAAAAACATAATGATTTAAATTATCTGCCGTAAAAAATCGATCAAACGAACACAACGGCAAAAGAGCAATCGTAGCAGGGATAGTACTATCAGGATCTCGATCTATGATCGTTACACTGTAGCGTACCCCGAGTGTATATGGATTATTATCAGCGAAATCAGATTTTATATGACTAAGTTCATAAACAATACATGGATATTTCATCGATAAACTTGATGGTGGTTGAAAATATACATTATCTGATTCAAGTAGTTCTTCAAGAAGGTCTTGAAGAGCTAATCTACCAGTTAATTCTTCTGGAATCGGATCTTCTTCACCCATTATATACTCCTCCTACCGTTAAAATAAGACGAGGTCTTCGAATTTCAGCAGAAGTAATCTTCCACTTAGTATTCATCCATGTTATATAACGAATATATTGCAGATTTTGATTTATAAACTCGTCACTAAGAATACTGAATGTATTACTGATTGTAAAATTATCATTAAGATGCTCGCTATTTTCCATTCGTTGGGTGTTACGGAGAATATCTCCAGCACAGACACGCTCCGTAACAACCTCCGACCACACTCCGGCAAGAGTTTCCTCAGTTGTTACATAACCAATCACTCCGTGAAACTTTGCCATGTATTACTCCTTTAAAATGGGCCGACAACCTGTTCCTGCTCGACAACAAGAGCTGACTTCGGAAGAACCAAAGCGCCGGAAATGCGAGTTTCGAGCAAATATTTGTATTGGTTGTAGTCGATATCAAAATCATCGAACATACTAACCTGACCACCCTTATCGGCACCCAAAACATAATCCTTAAGGTTTACAATAATCGCCTTAAGATCATACATTGTTTCATCTACTTCGTACTCAAGACCATCCATCACTGGAACTTCAACAATCTTTGAAACACGAAGTGCTGCAGCAAGTTCTGCTTCGGTGCTATACATACGTCGTTCCATGCCATCTTTCTGTAGAAGCAAATCAGTAAGGAAAGTAGTAGTCGTATACATTACAGGACTACCGGAACCTTTATAATTTGAGCGACCACGAATAATGGCTTCTTCAACCTCAGCAATAGTGGCATCACTTTCGACCTGCACACGATGCGTATAGAATTCGTCATCAGTATAAATTGGACGAACATTCGTTTCGGTGATCTTATCTAGAGATTCAATAGCACGACCATCACCAACTAGTACAGCACGAGCAATTTCCTCATCAAGCATCATGCGCATTTCGCTCTTTAACCAAACAACAACATCCATATCAGTAATATCAACGATGTCGTCACGATCCAACTTCTGTTTCTTATAAATAGTCGTAGGAGTTGTAGTTCGAGTTAGAAGAGCAAAGACTTCCTCTTTCTTTAATTCACCCTTAACATAACCCAAAGCACGGGCAGTCTCCACAGTAATATCAGCAGAAGAACTCTTAATACGAGAAAATGGACTATGACGAGTACCACTAATAACACCAGCAACCCATGCCATTTCACGAGTAACAAAGACTGGTACATTACCAGTAACAGACTGAGCATCAGGAAATAGAACATCAATATTCTCAATCCCATATTCTTGTTGGTGCTTTAAGAAAGATTCCTTAAAAGATCCCATTTTCTTTGCATCTTCAACAATAGTCGTAAATTGATCGTGAGTAAGACTGTTCTTTTCCCCTTCGTAAGATTCTTTTCCTTTTTTTTCAAAAACATTATGTTTCATAGTATTGTCTTTATCTCCTTCTTTATCAGAATGTTCTACATTATTATCTGTTTCTGCCATCACCTGACTAACAAGTGCATAAACAACGGTTTTTTGTTTCTCACTTAATGTATTAAAGACATCTTCAACCGTTTCTTCTTCATCACTAGCATCTTCGTGTTTTAGAATGTCTTCTTTCTTTTCAAGATCAAAACTTAAACCAGTATAAACAATTGCTTCATCCTCAAGATCAGTACTTGATCCATCTGAATGGGAAACAGTCAAGAAATCAATTATTGCTCCTGGATTAGCTCCAGCTAAAACAAGACTAACTTCACGAATAATTCCATGAGCAACCGCTTTTGCTTTTTCAACTAGACCATTAGCATAGATCGATAATGCAGTAATATCGCCATGTTCAACTAAAAGTTTAGCATTCTGTCCAGTTGGAGTATCATTAAATGTACAAAAAGCATAAACACCATCGTCTCGATTTTCAAGTACTGCATGACCAAGAACATTAAAAGATTCACCATGGATGTGTTGCCACACCAACGGTACCGTTTCACCATCATTATCTTTAAATGCGTCTTTTAAAATAATACGTCCATCAGCGCATTTAAGATTAACCTTAGTAACATAACCTCCAAAATCAAAATTATTTGGTTTCATCTAAATTCCTTTCATTT